GTTGGCGTAGAAGTTGGTGAAGTAGGTTTCGTATTGCCTCCACGGCACCCAAGTTAAAGGAGGAATGTTGGTGGACATGTCGTTGCTGTAGTCAGGATCAAGCACGCTCCTCTGGATAGTGAAGGAGTTGGTGTTGATGTTGTTGAGCTGAGGCAGGAAATGCGCAAAGTCGTAGGTGCCTCTTCCCTCAACTCTGGCAGCACCCTCAAAGAAGCTCAGCCCAGAGGAAGCGTCTAGCAGCTCCCATTGTCGTAGAGCATTTTTGTCAACAACAGTGTCGTAGACAACGCCCACTGTAACCTCTGTGGGAGAATACCCCTCATGGACGGGAAACACGTCATTGACCATGAAGCGCACTCCAGAACTCTGTCCCACCAAGGTGTCCCCTGCCTGAGGCATGTAGGAAGAGTCTGTCAGCACTAGATGAAGGCGGGGCTGTATGGTGACAACCCCGCGCTCATTAGTGAAGAACCAGTCCCTACGCTCCTCAATAAGGTCTTGGTAGGCCCTGCGTACCCATCCCTTCAGCCTGTCGTACAGCACAGTGCGTCCGGGATTATCGAAGGTATCAGGAGCGAGCTTGTCTAGAGCCTGCTTGCTTTCCTCGATACATGTATTGACAAGCGTTAGGTAGTTCAACTAGATTCTCCTGTTAGGCCTGCTGGCTGTGTCGCATGGCCTTGGCCTTCTCCCATTCAATCAGCTCGCCGTCTGTGGGCCATCTCTGGATTTCATCATGGAAGGCCTTACGGCGACGAGCAGACACTGCCCGCTGATCTTCGTTGTTAGTGAACTTGCCGCCCGGAGTTACGGATACAATCTGGAACGGGTAGGAAAGAATCTCCTCTTCCTTAATAACGCCCTCTAGATCCTCTCCGTTCGGTTCCTTGATCTGCCGCCGTACTTTATGCACAGCATCCCGCAGCACGCCGAGGTAAGGGATAGGCAAATCAACACTGATGCCGCGAGGAACGTTAAACATCCGCCCATTAAGGCCCACCTGCACAGGGCTGTTTGCATGGCCCGGAGTAGAGTCTCGGTGAAGCACAACCCGAGCAAACCCCGGCTTAGGCTCAGCGGATAGTCCAGTCTTTTCACGTGAAGATGGCAGAGAGTATCTGGCAATTAGCCGGTCAGCTTCATCGTCAACAGAGCTGATGTGAGGGACATCTCCCTCCTGCTGTCGCTCTGCAATTGCATGGATGAGGTCTTTGCGGGTCCAGTCTCTCTGGGCCTTGATGCCATAGCTCTTCGCTAGAGCGCGAAGGTCGCCGATGGTGGCATCAGTGAATTGAACATCCTGTTCAACATTGGTCTCTGTCATTTTCAATCTCCTGTAAAAGAAAAGGGGGTGCCCCGCTGTGTGGGCAGAGCACCCCCTAGTTTGCTGCTTACAGCACAAGTGATTATAGTGTTGTAAACATTAGCCTGTCAGACAGGCGAGTGCGGCTTAGTCGTTCTTGTACTTACCGCCATTAACCAGCCACTCAGTGTACACCGGGTCTGCCTCTTCCTTCTCACCTAGGAAATAAACAGTGAGCTGGATGTCAACGTCACCATCAGCAACGGAGATGGCCTCAGTCGGGGTTAGTGTGGCGTAGAACGGACCCCACTTAGCGTCGTCCGAAGGATCGACAGTGATGTCAGCTGCGTCACGAGCAACGCCGTTTACGTCCAGAGTGCCTAGGCGACTGGCACCAGCGGTCAGTGGCGGATACTCCCGGCCATCTGCTCGCTTGGTGTTGGGACCAAGGCTCTGTGCCATAGGAGCGACACCTACGTTAAATTCGCCCCCGGTTACAACAGGCTCCCCGGAGATTTTGGTGACAGTTAGCTGCATGCGGTAGGGTGCAACATTCTCACCCAGCGGCACAGCCTCAATCACGTCTGTGGTGGCCAGAGCTTCTCCGTCACGCAGACGGAAGCGGCCTGACACACTCTGCTCGCGGCCCTCATAAAGACCGCGATGACGGATGTCCTTAACCTTTAGATCAGTGGTTGCCATATTTCAGTCCTCCTTATAGTGCGCTGACGGCAGATTCTAGGCGAAGCACCCAAGCTTCATTCAGACGCACGCCTGCGTACCAAGTCTTCCATGCAACAAACCCACGCTGACCTAGCGGATCCTCGTAGCTTTCGCCCATCTTCGGATTCTTCACAGCCACCTTGGCTGCGTCTGCGCCCTTGAGCACAACAGAGCCGAAGGCGTCCTCGCCGAAGATGATTAGCGGGTAGACATCCACATTGGTTCCGTCGTTTAGAACGCCGGCCAGAGTGGTGCCGCCAGCTCCGGGGAAGTAGGTGTAGTGCGGGGCTAGCACAAACCGCAGGTCCTGATACTTACCAATCTCCCGGTCATGCAGCAGCTTAACCTCTGAGTAGTTCTCGCGCGGCACAAAGCCGGTGATGTTGCGAAGGTCCTGCTCAAGGTTGGTGTGACCAATGGCAATGTATGCCGGAGCCACAGGCTGTGTAGCAATCTTGGGAGATGCATTCAGCATCTTGGTGATGGGCTTAGCAAACGCATTCTTCAGCGCGCGCTGGGCCAGCTGCAGATCGGCAGCACTCACAGGAGCAATCACCTGATCACGGCTGGTGGCAGTGCCTGAATAAATCACGTTGACGCCAGCAATCATCATGTTCCACAGGATGCGTTCCTTGGTCAGAGCAGCCTGTTCGGCAGCACCTGTGGTAAACATCTTGAGGTTTTCGTCCTCGTGGGTTTCAATCAGAACGTCGGTGAAAGGAATCCAAGCACCATACTGCTGGACCTGTCCCTGAACATCCTCATAGCGAACGCCGGTGGGTGACGGGGTGATGCCCTCAACCAGAGCGTCCATAGCAGCATCAAACGGAACTAGACGCCGCCACTTAATTACCTGACTTTTGTTCTTCGGAATTGAATGTGCCTGAGCAAAACGCTCAAGAATTAGATCAGGCTGTGCGTGGACGAGAAACTGTGCAGCGGCATAAACGCCGATGCGTGCGCCCATATCCGCATACTGCATCCCTGAAAAGCTCATACTCTTTCTCCTATTCTAAAGAGCTAGTAAACAATCCCAGCCTCCTTGGCAATCTTTTCATATGCCTCTGAGAAGAACTGGCTTTCATCAAACTTAGGCTGCTTCTTAACAGGCTTGTCAGAAGAATCAGCAGAACGCTTGAGCTTCTGCTCTCGCGCTTGTTTCGTCGCATCCACAACATCGTCCTTAGGAGAGGGTCTCCCTGCGTCAGACTTATCCTGTGCCTGCACAAACCCCTGCATATACTGCTTGTAGGCATCCATAGCCGCAGCTACATGCTGGGCACGGCTGCTGTTAGCCCACGCTGCCTGTTCAGGAGTCAGCGTGTTCTTCCAAGCGTACCATGATGGGTGTTTGAATACAGCCTCAGCATCAGGATGAACCTCAAGAAGCTTGTAATACTCTTCCTGAAGCTCGTCATCTTGCGCAGACTCTTGGTTTTGATCCTTTGCTTCCGAAGTCTTGGGACGCTGTTCAAGCATTGTCTCCAAGATTTCTGCCGTGTCGGGATCAATCTCCTTGAGCTTGGCGATGCGGTCTCTCAGCCGTTTCTCAGAATCATCAGCGTCCTTCTCGGCCTCTTCAGGGCGAGCCTTCTGCTGCTTCAACTGACGTTCTAGCTGAGCTAGGCGACTTTGCGTGGAGGCCATACGGCCCACTGCGGCTGTGGCATTGGCCAGCTGTTGCTCTAGCTGGGCAATCCTGTCCGCAACAGGGTTGGGGTCCTCCTGCGTTGTGGAGCGACCTTCTTCCTCTTCGGATTCCTCCTCAGAGGCGTCAGCCGCTTCATCATCCTCCGAGCCTTTGTCTGATGCATTCTTAGCCTCTTCAGAATCGGAGTCCTCTTCGGAGTCGTCTTCCTCTTCAAGCTCTGCGTCCGGCTCAGGTTGGAAGGAAAAGAGACGTTCCATCTCTTCCTCGTCGCCCTCACTCACCGCAGTGAGAATCTGATCAGCAAGGTCTTCTTCAGATTTCGGTATATTTAGACTCTGTTCAGCTTCATTAGTTCCCGACTTTGACATACTTTTCTCTCCTTAGTCAGTGACGGCTGGACGGCCTTTCTCGCCGTTTAACAGCACGTCTGCGAGGTGGACTCTGCCCCTCCACTGGTTGTACTCTGCCTCAGAAAGCCCCGTGGCTACTAGCTTTTGCAGAGCAACTTCTCTGTGAGACTCCAACACTCTCTTGATAATTTGCCACTCCGGACTATTGTATTCAATCCTGAACGAATCCTGAACGAGCCTCACTCTCGGCCTCCCCGGAGCATCTGCTGGGCCTTCAGGGCCAGTTCTCGCTCCTTATAATCCTGCTCCATGAGCTTGGTTTCTTGTTCAATCTGGGACTCCACAGCAGCCCTGCTCTGGCGCATGCTTTCCATGAAGATTTGAGCATCCATGGCATTTTGCTTGGAAGCGCCGTCAGCCTGCAGCTTCATGGCCAGCTGTCTGTCCTTAGCTGCGAGCTTCACATGCTCAGCCTCCACCTCAGAGCGGGCCTTAATCACCTGAGCCTGTGCTTCCTGCACACGAGCGTAGTTGGAGCCCATCTTCTGCTCATGCTCCCACTGTGCTGCCTGATGATCCTGCTGCACCTTCCACTGGATCTCCCTCTCCTTCAGCTCCAGCTCACGCTCCTTGCGCTGAGCCTCTGCCATAGCCATCTCCATATCAAAGCGCTGTGGATCAGGCTGCTGAGCCAGCTGTTCCTGATACTCGGCATACTCTTCAGGAGTGCGGATGATGGAATTATCAGGCACATGCATCAGATGCAATCGCGTCTTGGCCAGCTGGTCCTGCTTCACCCATGCAGCTAGGGCAGGGTTTTGGGAACTCTCCATCTGCAGGCGCTCTAGGTCGCGGATGTGCATCTGCTTGTTTTTGTACTCGGAGCTGCTCCTCACATCAATGACATAATCACCCTTAATCTCCTCCTTGTCATTGTATTGCATGTTCCATGCATAGAAGCGCCGAATAATCTTCTCCGTCACCTGATCATCCCACTCCTCTGCTAGGAAATCTAGGATGGTGGTGCTATTCTGCGCCAGCACCAGCTGTCCTGTGGCGCTCTCTACGTTCTGTGGGCTAGAGAGCCCAGCAGCAATCTCCGTAGTGGCACTCTCTTCGGCAGCAAAGTTCCGGGCTAGGTCTAGTACAGGCATGATGTTGCCAATGACATTATCAGGAGTGAAGAAGCTAATGGCATCCTGAATGCGTATGGAAGAGTCCTTAAGCAACCACACCTTGTTAGGCCTTACGGTGTAATCTCGGTCGGCAGGCTCGATGAATTGCTCGTACATAGACATCTGAGGACCCGAGGTTAGGCTGGCATTGTCCAAGATCATGTGATAGCTCTGTGTAATCACGCGCTGGGCGTCTGCCAACAGCAGAGGATGTCCGAACCCAAACACGCTGGTGGGGTCGCGCTTCCACACAGCCACGGAGTAGGGAGTTTCGTAGTGGGCCTCGATGTTCTCCAGCTCCATGCGAATCACCTTCCCACAACACACCCACACTTCTCCGTAAAATTCCTTGGTAGGGCTGTCATAGGTGGGGTCTAGGCCCAGCTTGCACGCCTCATCGTAGGTGATGGGTCCATGATACTCCAGCACAGCAAACCTGTCCTTGTGCATGTACGAGGTGGACCACACGTTTGACGCCAGCATAGGCAGGCGCTCTGTGTTATAGCCTGAGGGGGTTAGCCCATTCTCCCTGTCTAGGATGAAGTTGATGGCTTCCTGATCAAACCCCGGATGCCGGCGCAGCTGAGACAGTTCTAAGGCAGTCATAGGGTGGTACTCAATAGCATCCACGCTGTCTGCAAAGTCTGTGACATCCATGTCAGGGTAGAAGCGCCACGGGCGCACGCTCACAACTGTGGGCTTGTAGTCATAGTCCACTGTAGGCACCCAGCTGGTGCCCTGCTGCACGTAGCGGGTACGCAGCTTGCCTGTGTTAACGGGCCCCTTCATGATCCCTGTGCCCAAAATAACCCTGTCCTCCATAGCACGCCTGCTTTCCATGGCATACTTACAGGCTGTCAGCTGAGCATGAATCTCCCTCTCCATGGCCTGACAACTAAGAGCAACTGCCGGGTCGTTATTATTGGGAGGGGGAAACAGATCCCAGTTCTTCTCATCACCAGCAAACTGCATGGAGACAGAGTTGGCCACAGCTGTGTCGCATTTAGTGCGCACAATGTTGGGGGTAGGCCTCTTGGAGGCATCGCTCTTCTCGAACGGCCTGTCAGAATAGTAGCTGTCCCCATCAACCAGAGGAGCATGATAGAGCTTGAGACAGGAGTCCCACTCTCCATCCTTAACCACGCGCTGGTTGGCGCGCTTCTGGAACAGGTCCTCCACCTTCTTGGCGAGGCCGTCTAGGATTTCAATGCGCTCAGCTTCCAGCTCAGCAATGCTCTGCTCGTCCTCCTCGTTCTCGGGGAGGCTCTCTTCTTTCATTTCCTTATCATCATACATCATAGATTGTTGGCCTATAGTTAATAGCGGAGGATCGTGTGCTCTCTGTTCTGGTAGTCATTTTCTGCATGTTGTTAATGATGTAGCGAGCTGAATCAATCGCATGATCATCACATGTAGGGTCAATGTTCCCATTCAGCTTTCGTTTGTACAGCATGTATTCCTTCTGTAGATTGCGGAGGGTGCGGAAGATTTTAATCCTTCCTGTTGACAGCCTCTCATTCATCTTGTGCAGGCCCGCCTCTAGGGCGTTGTCTGCCTCCATGACACGTAGGCCCAGCTGTTTGTATGAGCGCATAAGCTGTGTGCCATCTCCTTGGCTCCTGCCATTAGCTGCTGGGTCAATGACGCCTCTAATCCACTCCCCTCTCATCTTGATTGCATGGGCGTGGTGTTGGGGCAGCTGCTCTCCTTGGTAGTGTTCGTCGTACAAGTAGATGGTGTCAGTGTTAGGATCTAGTGCTCCCCACACAGCTGCTGTCACATTCCAGCCAACATCCAATCCATACATCCTAGGCCAGTTGTCTGGGATGGTGAAGGGCTCTACAAGCACGCTCTCCAGCGGTGTTGTGAACACAGACCCACCTTCCATGGAGGGTATGCCCTTGGAGCGGGCCTCCTTGAGATGCTCTGGTGTGTCTTCTAGCAGCCTCTCCTTAGCCTCAGGAGTTAACCAAGGAGCATCATCCCATCCTGCCTGAATGACAGCCTTCTTCTTGTGCCTGCCTACAAGCTCCTCTCCGTCTTCCATTTCATCGTCAATGTCCCCCGCAACCAAGGGCTGTGCTCCCATCAAGAAGTCTGCGCTCTTGCAGAAGTTCACCACCATCCGCGAGTAGCCGCTGAGCGGAGTGAAGGTGGCGTACATAATGCCCTCAGTTGTGGCTGTTCGTATGTTGCATTCGTTCCAGATTTCAATAGGACATTCTTCGTCCAAATGTACAACGTGAACAGCCGCTCCCATGAAGGCCTGCAAGTCCTGCTTGTAGTTCTTGAAGCTAATGGTGCTCCAGCCTCCAGACACATGCTTGATGCGGATGCGGTCAACAGCTCCTACAACGCCCTGCTTGCCTGTAGCTTTGCCTAGGCAGGAGGCAGGCAGCATGCCTGTGCCTTCTTCTCCTAGGGGACCCAGCAGCTCCTTCTGCAGAGTTTCACGAACAGTGACAGCATCGGGGCCCACCACCCAGATGTCCACAGGATGGTCAAACCTCTTGCCTGTCCACCACTCCGGGTATATGCCTGTAGCATGACAGGCATCCTCATAACTGCCACACACACTCTTGCCGACGCGGTTGGCCGCCATGAAGAGCCGCTCTGGGTAGATGGCTCCAGCAGCGAAGAAAGCCTCATGTTTGGGAAGCTCAGTGATGTGGAAGGGAGCGTCCTTGCTAAACCACTTATCCATACCACTACGCACGCCTGCTTCATTGATGGCCTGCACAAGCTTAAGCACCTTGTGCAAACTTCGGGCATCGGCGTTGACATGGATGGTGTCCGGCTTCTGCAGCTCCTTAAGGAAGGACAGGTCATTGCCCTGATGCACCTCCTCCAAGCTATCCAAAAACTCTGTCGGTAGACTAGCCACTCACACCCTCCAGCAGACGGAAGCTTTTGGCAAGCTCTGGGTTCTTCTTGTTCAGGTCCTTGAGAGCCTGCTGCAGCTGTCGCTGTAGCTGATCGATGTTTAAATCCATCTCTCCAGTGCTGGCAGTTTCACTCTTCTCTGCCCAGCCAAACCTGTTCTTCATGTTGAATGCCCACATGCCGTGCAGGAAGCTGCGGTTCTTGAGGTTGGTGCGAGCCTGTCTCCACCACCACGCTTGGGCTGTAGTGGAGCCTCGCTCTACAAATGTCCTGAAGGCTTCGTTCTCCTCACACAGCTCATGGAACTTCTTGAGGGTGATGTTGAGGTGGTCCGCAATCTCCACATCTCCAGCACCCTCCTTGTACAGCTCCATGCATTCGTCAAGCTTACTCGGAGTCTGGCTCATGCCACTTGCCCTCACCTAGCGGAGCGCGGTAGTTCCCAACCTCATCCTCTGTAAGCATACGAGCGATTGGGTATAGAGCCACATCCTCATCCTCTCGGTCGCCTACAAAACAAATGACAGGAACTTCCTTGCCTGTACTAACTTCCTTTGCCTGCATAATACCTACGCGGTTTTCAAACACCTGCCGGTAGAGAATGTCCAGCAAGCCGTAAGGCACGGGGTTGTGCGGGTCATTGGAATAGACATGAGGGGTCATGTCGTTCTCCATGATGAAGGGAGCTGTGCCCTCCAAAAACTTCAGTGCCTCATCAACTGGAAACTCATTGTCATTCTGCATTTCTTCTTTGGACTCTGCCATTGTCTTTCTCCTTTAGTTCTTACCACCGTAATAGTAGTTCTCGCCGACGCGCTCCCGAAGGTTTTTAAGGCCCTCGATTTCCATATTTATAATATTAATCTGCTCGTGTAGAGCTAGGACCTCTTCTCTAGTCATAGTGGGCTCATGCTCGGCTTTTCCTGACCTAGCTGCAGGAAGCATGTCTGTTCCCGCATCGAGAGCAGCATACAGAGCGTCCCTCTTTTTTTGCAAATCCTCAATATCTTTCTTAAAGCTTCCGACCATGCCCCCTATTCTCCGGGGGTTGGTTTTAGGAACTGCCTTATTTCCTTTTGCCACCAGACCTCTCCTTTACTTTACCAAATGCTCAGGCCTGATGCGGCCCGTCTCTAGTCGCTCTACCAACTCAATGGAACGCAAACCAACCTGTTTGTACCAAGCCGTATTCCGCAGCCTTGCTGCAGCACCAGCATAGTCCTTCGTCTTGAAGAGAGCTA